GCCAGCCCCCGTAACTAATATTTCTCCAGTATTTTGTTGGGATCTACCAACTCTTCCAATATTCTGCACTAACTGATCAACACCTGTAGGACGAGTTTGTGTTAGTCCTATTGTATTTCCACCAATAGTTTGATCGACATATAAAGTTGAACCTAAAGTAAAGATGTTTGTAGGTACATTTGATAAACTACCAAGTAAAACAACATGCCCAAATCCATTACTTACAATTTCAGTGTATAGCAAACCAATAGCTGGCATTGTAGCAGGATTATCATTAAAAGATTTTTGAACTTCAATAACACCTGAACCACCTACAGTACCTGAAATATAAACAGGTGTTCCTTTAGGTAACGTAATTCCAGATGTGTTTTTACAATCAACAACAGTTGGACCTGAAACTTTTGATAAAATATCATTAGCAGTTAAAGTTCCAGTTATAGTTACATTATCAGGCAATCCTACAGTATAAACCGAACCAACGCTTGTAACTTCTACTTCATTAGGGGTACCTTCTACAGTAGTACCTGTAGGTAATACTGGAGTTACATCTCCTAACTTAAGACTAAAAAAATCAAGCTTAAAGTCTTCATCTACTGAGTTATTATTACCAACAACCTGAATACCAACATTAAGAAAACCAGTTGGAATGTTTGTTGTTTGGTTTATAAGCGTAGTATTAACTGTAAAGTCTACTGTTGTACTACTTGTTTTAGCAACTTTAAAAGTATACCATGTGTTAGCTGTATAAGCAACACCAGTACCTGTTTTAGTTTCAACTCCACCAGTCCTAGTTACTACACTAATATTAGCCTCACCAACTAATCTTTCAAAAACAATTTCTTCAGCACTTGGTGAGTTTGCAAAGTTATCCATTAAACCTATTCTAATAGAATGCTCTAATGTATTAGGAGTTTTTAAGATAAAATATAAAGAATTTAAATCAGCTAACCTACAAATATTTGATGTATCTCGTTGTCCTAAAGTTAGTGTAACGGGAAAATTATTACCAGATGTTAATCTCGCAATTATAATACCATTATGATCTACTTCAGATTCAGTATTTAAAATATTTAAACCATTAGTATTTAAAACTGTTGTATTTGCAGCTGGATGAATATAAGGACTAGGAAAACCCCCACCACCATCAGGATCGCCATTGGGTTGGATAAGAAAATTATCAACAATTAATATTGGTTGGGTTGGATCTGTTGGATCAATACCTCCACCACCACCACCAGATGGATTATTTTCTAAATCTAAAATGCGAGCTTCCCATCCACCTGGATTTGTAGGATCTAAGTTACCAGATAAAACTCTATCAGCGTTATCTGCTTTTTGTGTAGTTGTAGGAAGAATAGTATTAATAGTTTCAACACTAGAAGCTACAGAAGCTATAGTATTATTTAAATTTAAATCACCAACAGAAGAAAGATTTTGAGCATCTATTCCAGAACGTCCAGCTAACCTACGAGAAACAGCAGATTGTTTTTTATCAGTCATCCTTTACACTTTCTACCCTTAGGACAAGATGCCTTGGAACCACCAGGCCCTGCCCAAAGATTCTTACAGGCCCAGTATTTAGCAGTTAGTTTATTATCCGCAGCGTCGCAGTTATGCCGTGCTTTGAAAGACTTACGAGCTTCCGAACTATAGTTGTGACCATAACCTTTTGCTCCAAAGTGAATGATTTTTTCTTGACCATTGGCACATGCTTTAACCATTTTCTTTTTACCAGCAGAGGTAGATGCTCTGGGTTTATTACAAGGCATTGATTTTTTATCAGGTCGTTTAGCCATTTGGTTGTCCTCCTAACATTTGCATTGCTTGTTGAGCCATATTAGGTGGAATATTTTCACCACCTGTATTAATTAGATCTTGTTGAGCAGCGCCACCCATAGCATTTGCAGCGGCTCCTGCAAACATCTTTTGCATTTCCATTTGTTGCTGAGCCTTAGCCATTTCCATCTTTTCTTGTTTGATTTCTTCGGCACTGCGAACCCAGTTGTTAGCATCAAAGCCCATAGAAGTAATCAAGGCGCGAGCATAGGATTCCCACTTAAAGGATGATGCCGCTTCAGGTGGAAGGTTACGAATCATTTCACCCATCTGTAATAGTTTAGTAATATCGGACTCTCGACTAAGTGATTGTAAACCAGTTAGGATTTCGATATTAAGAATACCATTATCTTCATCAAACTGCTGAGCCATGCGTTGATCTATTTCATTATTTTCTAACATCAAGTAAATGGTTCTCTTGATAATTGGAATCATAAAGTCTCTAGCAATAGCAGAGAATGTACCACCTAGGATGGTTTCTAGCTCGTTACCTACAGCTCTAATAGCCGTTGCTGTGACACGATCTCCTGTAGGCATGGCTGCGGTCTGTAATAGGAAGCCTTGGCCTACCTCTTTACGCATAGCTTCTACAGCTGCGCTAGACGATTGGAGCTGAGGATTCATGGTTTCACTGGGGGAGATTACAAAGACATCGTTCTTTCTAGCTGCAACCCATTGACCATTCTGAGCACCAGCAAGATCATCTATTTCAGTAATTCCTGCGGGATCAATACCCATAAAGAAAGTTGAACCAGCGGCCATACCTTGAATAAGGGCACGGCTATAGGACTCAAGGGTACGAATGTCTGAATAAATATCTTCGACATGAGAACGTCCGTAATCTTCACCAGCAATATTAGACCAACGCAACATAATATAAGGAAGAACATCATAATACCCAGTATCAAAGGTATTACCTTCCATTTCTTTTTCAACTTTCCATTGCTTTGTGTCTTCGTCTTGTGATACTCTAATGTATATTGTTTTATAGCCTGTTTGTGTTTCTTCGCCCGAAAGGAAATCATAGGCACTTGCTGGTTCCTCATTACTTGGGGAAATAAATTCTAAATAGATAAACTCTTTTACAGAACCATTAACATCTCTTCGGACAACGAATTGATCAAGTCTAATTACTCGGAAACTGTAATCGTTTTCCATAATAATTAAAACATCACCAATAACAATTAAATGTTGAATAGCGAGATAAGCCATCTCTCGCAAGTTATTTGATATTAGTTTTCTATAAACTTGGAAAGATAACTTATCTAGATATTCCTTAATATCTGGAGTAGGTTCTCGACCATTCTTTAAACCAAACGAAAAGAAGGGAGTATCGTTTAGTGGAATAAGAACACTGAGAATCTTACTTGCTAAAGAAGTTACACCTCTAGACTGAACCGAAGAATAAGTTTGAAAGAGGTTATCTTCTCCAGTCATAGATTGATAAGGTAACAAGGTTGGTACTGTAATTGCAGCACATGCTCTTGCTTTATCTAACTTAGTAGTTCTTTTATTATGGAGTGTTAACCATCTATCTTTAATAGTCTTTTCTTGGTTCATTGTCTCTCCTTAGAGTGGTCTATCTTCTTGTTCGTAACCAGGTCTTTCAATTGTAGGCATATCTAGATTAAAGCCACCACCAAAGTCACTGGTATCTTCCTGTTTAGTTTGGCCCGTCATTTCTCGGAATGTAGCAGCTTCTTGTTGTTCTTGTTTAGTTCTAGTAGCTTCTTTAGCTTGAGCTGTTTCAACTCGACGTACATATTCTTGTTGTTTTTCTCGTTCCCGCTCTAAACGTAATCGTTCTTCAGCTTCTAATTGATACTGTTGTTGTAAAGCCATCTGTCTATTAAACATATCTTCTTGTTGTTTCATTTGGGCATCAATTTGCTTTTGAGATAATTGACCGCCACCGCCACCTTTACCCATAGTTACCTCCTTTCTTGAGATTCTAATAAGGCACGAAGTTTATTTAAAACTTCTAATTGACCAGCCTTGAAGCCTCTATCAAAGTCCTTTAGTTTTAGATCGTTTGGGACTAGGATTATTAATTTCTCCAGGTACTGAATCAGTTCCTTCGGTATGTGAAACTCTTGTTTCATTTTTAATCTTTTCTAGTTGTAGTTGGTTGATGTAATGCAAACAGAGGGCGAGATCCTTGTTCTGGACCCCGCCCTCACGATGTTGCTTTAAAAGAATTTCAATTCTGTTCATTGTTCTTAACCATTATATTGAGTTGAAACTTCTTATCTTCTGGAGTAATCTTATTCTCTTGAAGAGAATTATGTAGATTATCTAGAAAAATATTCACCATTTTAATGTTATTAAAGCCGACATCAAGGGTGGCTTCTTTTAGCTGTACTAATTTAATAGTTTCGGCTAGCGCCTGATCCATATCATACTCGGACTCAATAAACATTGTTGGCATAATAACTCCTTAGGTTAATTCACATCCCGCTGCTGTGCAAACCATAGCATGAGATGACTTAGTTGTATCTTCCTGTTCATACTTTGAAAGAAGACTCCAATCAATAGACTCTGGCATCTTGGCATTTAATTCATTATATTGTTCTTCAGTAATGGTTTCAAATGGTGTATGTTCATAAGTGTTGTCATCTTTTGGTAAAAAAGATACACCTGAAACATAGTGCCAATATGTCCATAACCAACTCCCAACAGCCAAGAAATCTTTATCCGTATAGTTTACCGTGACACTTGGTTTATGATCGCAATACCATAATTGGTACGATAACCACAAATTCAGATGTCCAATAGGATTTACTTCGTTATCAGTAACACCGAAGTCTGCTTTAACAGGGAATTCAAATACAACCATAGTTTCTGGATTATAAAAGAATGGTTGCCAAGGAACTCCAGCATCCTTAAGAAACTGAGTCATTGGCGATCCTACGGGCATTTGGCTACGTCGAATATAAAACTTACTATGTCTTGGATGTAAACCAGATGCAGTACCAGCTACACAGCTAGTAGTTCCTTCTGGCTTAATACAAGTAATTGATTTACTAATAGGAATATTTAACACTGTAGCCCATTTGGTATTAGTTGCATGAGCAACATAATGTAAAGCTTCTAGTAACTTTTGTAATTCTTGTGGGCCATGTCCACCATTTGTAAGATTATTGTCAAAGATACCAGTCATAGATACTCCAAGTAATCGCTCTTCTTCGCAATTTTTCTTAAAGTTAATTTGTCTTCGGGATGCAAAGTATTTGAAATCAGTAAGAGCTGACTGAAGAGTACCAAGAATGGTTGCATATCTAATCTTATCAATAAGTTGTGGAGCTTGGTCGTCTGGACGAACAGCAATAGTTGAGAGATTACAGAATTGATCTGGACGTAGAATAATTTCTGAACATGGATTTGTACCAAATGCATAGTTAGTATCTCGTCCTGCTCGTTCTGCAAACTTTCGCATTGCTTCTCGATTACAGACACCACGTTCACCAGATCGACTATTGTACAAAGCTGACCATTCGTGTAAGAACATACCCATATCTGGTTTTGTTTCATACACAGCTGAATTATTAGCTAATGATCTACGACCATGGGTTTCCCACCAAGGTCCAGACTTTGCATGTGCCATTTCATTATCTGAAAGATCAGACAAAGAAATCAAAGCAGAGCGACGTACACCACCTGAAATGATTGATTCGGCAACCTGACAAACAAGATCATGTACTTCTAATGACTTAAGCTTACGACCCTTGGCATTATGGAATACCTTGGCAGTAAACTTAATCAATTTAATATATGGTTCTGGACCAGAAGCTCGACCACCAAAGGTCTTAAGTCTTGCTCCAGCAGGACGGATCTCACTAAAATCTACTTCATAATGCTTGCCATTATACAAACCATTAATAAAGGAAACATAAGCATCAGCCCAACCTTCTCTTGAATCGGGGACAACTAACTTTTCATCTACCTTGGTAATTGTTTCTGCAACTATAGGAAGATTATTAATATTATCTCTTTCAACAGAAAACCCAACTCCAGTACCACAGGCTAGTGTATACAGGATATTGCCAAAGTCTTGGGTATTATTGATTGCAATGTAACAACAATTATAAGCTGCGACATCATCCTTATCCAAGGCTGGGCCAGCCGTCATTAGAGCACGCATAGAACCAAAGACTTGATACTCTTTCATCAAGTCCTTTGCTTTGTGAAGCTCCATCCAATCCTCATTATTAAGACGATCTTTGAGATCTAATCTCTTAATAAGATAATTGAAATAACGATCCACAGCTTCATTCCATGACTCTCGTCTATTCTTTTCTGGAATCCACCGACAGTACTTGTCAATGGCGGTAAACTCTTGTAGTAACTTACTCATTCTCTATAACTCCCTTCGATAAATCCAAAATGTTTCTAACTGCAAGGTTATTTGGGACCCATAAGTTTACCTTATGGTTATC